GAACCGGAGGATTCTTCGATGGTTTTTAGTTATTTTGCACAAACCAATTTATGCATATTGACTGTATAAGAATGAAATATTTATGCAAATGTGACATAAATTTTGCACAACTCAATTTATGCATATTGACTGTATATGAATAATATATTTATGCAAATGTGACATAAATTTTAACTGTAATTATAGTCATTAATTTTTAATAATTATGCACCAGATTTAACTAAATATATATCACTATTGCAGAATCTTACAACCCATCCAGCCGGAATAGATTGTCCTGTTTCGCCAATTATAAGTTGCATTGCATTGTTACTACATTGAATATAACCGAAACTAGACGCTCCAGTGCTTACTGATCTAATATACAACGGTATATATTGATCTTCATCAAATGCCCAGCCTTCGGGTAAACTCCATAGAGCAATTTCAGTTAAAGGTGAATTCGAGTTACTAAAAGCAAACGGTACATAAAATTTAGCTTTGTATTTAGTTCCACGGTATTCTTCCAATTCCAATGTTAAATTTTGTAGGCCTAGATTGGGTGCCAACGAATCAAGCGTTATGGTTTGATTATCAACAGCAGCGCTATAGCTATTCAAAGACCATGCTGTAACTTGGGTTCCGTTTTTATTTTTAGTCCTGACATACATTTTTCCGTTTGATTTATCTATAAGCCATTGCGTGTAATAAGTATTCGTATCTGTTGCATTTGTTCTTACTTGGAATAAAATAAATGGATTAGTAGAGGCAGTTGGAATATTAGTAGGTAATGTTCCATAATCAAAGGATGCAATTCCTTCCAGGTCGTATGTGTTGGCATCTAACGTTGGCAATCTTCTAATAGGGCCATTTACAAAAAAATGAGAGGAAGTATCATTCTCGACTATGTTTCCATATCGGCCTTCAACATTTATATTGCCGGTTTTATTGTTAAAGCTAAAAACTCCGCTGTTTATCCAACCTGTTGTTGCTGTGCCGTCTGTATTAGTTCTTCTCACATAGATATTTCCGCTTGAACAGTAGCCTACTTGAAAAAAGTTATAACTCCCGCTAGTTCTGTCAACTGTTTCTATAGCAATTAAAGTTTCATTTTCCGGGCCGTCTGTAAATGAATATGAACCGATTGTGGTTATTCCTGGCCTAAGTGTTCCATTTACGGACGAATTTTGGCTTAGCACATAATACTGTCCACGCACTTGCAACGCATTTCCGGTATTAGTTACTCTTACGCCTTGGTCTCCATTTAATGTAAGTGCGCCTGTTAACGAATTAATGCTTGAAACACCAGCAGTGCCACCGCCACCGCCGTAATTAAGTTCAAGCCAGTTTGATGCAGCATTTTCACGCCGATATACTGTTCCGTCTGCATTATATATGATTTGCTTTTTTGCAGTGCCAACTTGATACACCAGCATATAAAGCCAGCCTGATTTGCTTGGTAATCCCGTATAAGACGAAGTATATTGTATAGTGGCTGACAAAGAATATATCCCTACCTCTGTCGCATTATCTAGGTTAGTATCACTAGGGGCATCAATCATAGACCCTATAACTGTAATAGTATCACTGCTATTAGTTATACTGGTACCTCTTAATCCATTGACAGTTATATTGTTAACAAGGTTATTAATACTCTTAACTACGTTTCCGATTTGATCTACTGTAACGTTATGAGGATTATTTTTATTTTGTATGTGAGTGTTAATAGAATCTTGCAGCGCTGTATCTGCATTTTCTCTAGCAGTTTTTTCAGCGTTAATAGAATCTTGCAAAGCTGTATCTGCGTTTTCCCTAGCGGTTTTTTCAGCATTTATATTATTTTGCAAAGTAGTGTCTGCTTGTTCTCTCGCAGTGGATTCATTGTTAATATTAGTCTGTAATTGCTGTTCTGCCGTTTTAGCCCTATTTGTTTCCGTTACAATTTCGTTATGTAATGTATCGGATTCCTCATCGATTTTACTGTATACAGCTTCAAACAATGCTTGATGCGCGTTAGGGTCAGCATTATGCATTTCGGTATAAAGATCATTATATTTTATACTGTCTCCAACTATATTTCCGTTTAAAATATTGAACACATAAAGAGACGTGCAATTTTTAGGCATATATTCTGTAGAAAGAAACAAAAGATCATTAGATTGCACAGGAGGCTTTCCAGCTTCCGTATTTGCGGCGTCGTTAAATACATTAATGTAATAGGTTCCGTCTTTCATACCATTAATTACAAACTCTTTATCAATTTGCAAAGGAGTATAATTTTGGAACAAAATCCCTTTAATAGAAATAGAAGTCGTGGTATATTCAGTTTTTAGACTAATTAAATACGGAACGGTCAAATATTGATTTTCAAGTATTTTGTTAACAGTCCATACAATTTTTGCTTGCATTTCGTCGAAAGTTAAAGCCGTATCAAGAGTTGCCGGAATCACACTATTCCAATAGAAAGGAAGTTTAGGCGGCATACGGTCATACATAATAGATCACTCCTATTCACAATAAATAAAAAGGGATTTTATTTCAACGCTTTCCATAATCATAGCGTCTACGTTGATAATTAACTCTCTATATTTTCTGATTAAATCTTGGTATGTCCATTGTCCTGTTGATCCTTTTTTAGTAAGCGCATAATGTTCAAGTTGTTTTTCCAATCCGGTATCTTCTGTGGTTCTTGTGTTAGCAGTTGTTTCATCGGTGTTGTCTCCAATGGTTTCTGTAGTATCTCTTTTATCTGTTAAATTATAAGTGACTGTTTCTTCGCCCGTGCTGGTTTTGTTCTCTGTATCTGTAAGATCATTTGTTACAGTTTCATCAGATTTAATATTTCTTTGGTTCGTTGCATAATCTCCATTAGTTGATTTAGCAGCTTGTGGAAATTCGTAATAAGTATCTGTGCTGTTTCCGTCCGTTGATACGGTACCAGTATGTTTTATATTATCGTTCATAGTATCGTTTTTATCTGTCGTCTCTGTTCCGCTTTTTGTCAAAGTGTCTGTTCCACTATTATTGCCAGTTCTTTCAATATTTCTGGTTCCGTTGTCATTTTCAGTAATATTTTTATTTCGGTTAATGTCATTACTCCTATCGAATATTTCTTCTATTTCCATATTTGTTAAAGGATCATAATCCATTAGCTGTGATTTAAAATATTCATTATAGTATGGCATTATATAATTCAGTGTGTCTTCAAGCTTTAGCATAAAAAGTGCAGGAGTTTCAAATCCTAATCTTGCATCTATAAATCTGCGTGTAAATTTTAATTGAAATTCTTCTTTTTTATCGTTATCATAGAAAGGATAATTAAATGAAAATATTTTATTGTTTGCATATTTTATCTTATCATTCCAACTAGAAGATGGGTTAGGGTTATCTTGATTAAGGATTTTCACCAGATCCATCATCATCATTGTTATCGGCATCTTCTACACTCCTTTCTATAAGTTCATCATCGAGGGCATGGCCTAAAAGTCCGTTACCATAATCGGTGATAAGTCTGAATTGTACGTCAATATCCCATCCATATTTTCTATTGATTTCTTCGCATGCTGCTTTTCTGGCGTTTAGCATTGTAAACCTTGACATTTCAATTTGTTGAATGTTTCCATCTGCTTCTGCACTTACCAGTCTTTCCCGTTTATCGCTATATACATTTCGTATGCCTAAGAATGCCATAGCGTCGTCCCATACTTGCTTTTTATATTGCTCTACTTGTGGCACAAGAAATGGTACGTTTAGATTAATGGCCTCAAACTGAGAACTTAAATCCATGTTATCTGTATCAATAATAACGGGTGAATTTCCGGTAAATTTTGCATATGCATTTTCAAGTGTAAGTTTCTGATTTCTATTTTGTGCTTTCATAATCACAGGGGTTTTACTTGTATTAAAATTAACTTCAATAAACGCTTCTGCTTTTGCCATCCTAGCCGCATAAGTCTCAAGATAAAAGGCTGTAGGCTGACGAAGATAATTGTTATAACACAACACGCAATCTTCTCTAGCTACCTGTTTAGAAAACCCGTTTACAGCAATTAGAGTTAAACGTTTAGGCTCATAGTAAATATCAAACGGGCCTTGTAGTAAAGAGCGCATAAATACCGGTGTATCCAGCAATTTATAGAAAGATCCAAAACCCTCAAGGCATAAAGTACGTTCTATAAATTTTTCCGGTATTTCATACGGTAGGTTTATCCATTCAAACATACTTACCGCATAATTTATCATCATGTAATAGTAATGAGAAAAATATGCTCTTTCAACTTCATTGCTAAGACTGGCGTATGGCCCACTTACCGTAATCGGATATTGAAGCCCATCAGGTCCTTTAATAGCCGTTATGCCGGTATATCTGTTTTTAGCTTTCGACATTTTTATCACCTTCTTTATACTATAGGATTAACGCCGTTTCTATAGTTGCCGACATCCGTCGTATTCCATACAGTAACACCGTTCTGGAACATTTCAGTAATAGATTTTATTCCCTCTCCCGGTACGTTTCCAAATACGTTACAAACTGGAAGTTTATAGTAATTGTAGTATTGCCTTGTTCTAAATGACGGTGTTCCAACTCTGTTGACTTTGTATCCGTACATTGTAAAAAAGTTATCTATCATTTCATATATTTCCGATTTTAGGATAGATTTATAAAACGTGAATCCCATTCTACCCGCGCAAGTATTAGCTGTGTTTGCAATATTTCCTCTCATATTATCTGGTACAACTTGCATTGCTTTATCCCTAGCTACTAAAGACGCAATTTCAAAAAATCCTCCCACAATTCCAGAGGCCATATATGCCCCATTACCTCCAGCAAGACCTGGTATAATGGCGTTTGTTACAGCGCTTGCAGTAGCCACATTCATGGACGCGCTATGCCCAGCTAGCCAGTTATTATAAAAATTAGAGTTTAAAGCGGATTTAGGAAATTTGTTTAAAGACAGAGTATTGCTTTTAGGGGCATTTGCTCCATATCCGCTATTTACAATACAGAATAGGGATGAATCAGGTGCTATGTTTGCCGTAAATCTAAATTGAACCGTAGGATTACTATTTGTTGGTGTTGTGCCAGTAATATATTCTCTGTACATAATATTTTGATTGCCTTGATTGTTGTCTATGATATAGTAATAATAAGGGTATGTATATAGTTTATTGTTTTTAGGAGTATAGCTTCCAATATTGTCATTAAATTGAAAATTGTAATCTACTTGTGATCCAGAAGATTTTATTATATTATTAATTCCACTTGTAAATAAATAGAACCCCAAATTGGGAGAGTATGTTCCTTTGTCTGTATCCGGGTCTCCCACAGCTAAAAACATATCACTGGAAGCCGCGTCAAAAGCTAAATATGGAACAGAAAAACAAGCATACGCCGCGTCTCCTTTTCCTATATCAGATGAATTAATGTACTTAAGAAATTTAGCTAGCCTTTGAGTAATTGTGTTAATGTCGTATGTTTCGTTTGACTTTAAAGGAACCCATAATGAAGAAGGCTGAGGAACCATATTTATTGTATTGCAATGAGTGCCTAATTCTAATGCTTCATAAGGCTCATATGAGACAAACTCGCTCATTAATACAACTGGAACAATTTGAGCATTTCCGTTCGGCATAGTGTACGGCATATTTGAAGTGGGCAATTCAGTAATTATATTTTCTCCGGTGTAAAGCCCTTCGTCAATCGTATGTTTTCCTATTGTATCATCTGTTACGTGTTCTCTTTCGATGAAACAGTTTTTCCATTGCAAATCAAATTGATATGTTGTCCAATAATCTATTTGAAATGTAATAGCGCATGTACTCGGATTTATATATCTTACTTCCATAATGAAAGCGTAAAACCATCGATTTTCGTTGTTGAATCTAAGGTAATTACAATTCGCTATAACATCATCATAGTTAGCATTTACCTTGTATTCGTCTTGTTCTTTCATGTATTGGATATTGGTTTCTGCCATGAATACTTTTCCATTAAAATAAGATTCACGTGCAGAGGCATTTACAAAGCTTATTACATTATCATCGTTCGGTTTTAGTGGTACTTGGGAAAGCAAATCTGCTTTTGTTATAACTGGATAAGGCATATTCATTACTCCTTTTAATGTAAGCCCGTTCACCCCTTTGGATGATAAAGAAGTGAACGGGCTTTTAACATTACGCAGTTATTTTTACAGTAGCGGTGCCGTTGATAGAATCGTCATAGGTAGAAGTTGCGGTAACAGTGATTCCAGTTTCATTAGCGGGTTCTTTGCTGCTGATAAACAACCTTCCGCCTTTGTCGATATAGGTACCACTGGAAGCCTCACCGGTGATAGACCAATTAACCGACTGAGGCACATAATTAGATGCAGTACCAGTTACTTTAGCGGTCATATCGGTATAGGTTCCAGCAGCTACAGACTCAGCACCGGTAACGGTAATACCGGTTACAGAAGCGGAGTTGGAGATAAATACAACAGCGTTTGCAAATCGAGAGGTAGAATAGATTCCCTGATGGTGCAAGTACATATTATCATATAGCCCCATAGGGTTTCTAACCGCTTCGGTTCCGAAATAGGTATCATACTGAATAAACCACTCACGGTCAAAAAGTACGCCCACAATATTATCCGTATTCGGCCCGAAGTTGTCCACTACCAAATGACGGGCGGTGAAATCTGCTTTGCTCATATTGAACGCTTGTGCCAATGCGTTCACATCGATTGCCGCTTCCACCGCGGGTGTGATAACCAAAACCTGATCTTCCGGTGCAACAGTACGCATTACTCCCATTGCATTAAACCGTCTGGACGGAATATCCAAAGAAAGAACATTAGAACGAACAGCGGTTAGCATGGTTTTTGCACTGGTTTCATCCACAACAGCGTCTACTTCCACGGGATAAAAAAGCCCTGCATTAAAGTAATTAGCAATCAGTGACTTCATGATGATAAACTCGTCAACTTCATCACTGTTATACAACGCCTGTACAATAGATTCAATCAGCCTGGAAAGTCCACCTTCGTTATAAACCGCACGTTGCAGCATGGCACGAGAAATAGTCTGGCGATACACGTCTTGCCGGTTAATGACGTGGTAGATACTGGAAGTATTCGGAATAGTGCGTTTATAAAGTTCAGATTCCGCAAGTTCCGGATCAAACGCCATTGCGTCAGTAATGTCAGTAAAAACTTCCTCTACGGAATATCCGAATGGAATAGGGCCACGCTTAAACTCACCAAGCCTGTTTCGGAGTACGTTATTATGAACATACATAAACGCAAACTTATTTACCAAGGAGTGCAAAAATTCATTATAAAATACCTGGTAATTAAGAATAGCGTTTCCGGTCGCTTGCAAGTTATCACGTGTCGCGAGGGGAACGCGGGATTGATATTCCTGAGAAGCATCTTTCCATACAGCATTCAAAATTTGCACATTGCTAAGATTATTAACCGAATTCAACGGCGCAGGCTTATTGCTATTTGCCATTTTAATTTCCACCTTTCAAAAGTTCATCAATCGTTTCAATATGCGGTGCAGGAGGTTCAGGCTTTACAGGAGCATCTTGTGGGACAAATGAATTGATAGCGTCAAATACTTCCTTCCTGAACCTCTTGTCATGCTCCTGCATGATTGTTTCAATGTCAGGAATTTGCCGTGATTCTAAATCTGTCGATAATTTTGCCAATGCGTTTCTGAGTGATTCGTTTTCTGATTTTAGTGTCGTAATTGCTTCTTCAATCTCTGTCTGTTTCATCATTGCCATTTTCTTCTTCTCCCTTACCTTTTATTTCGTGTAAGGCATCAATGATTTTTGACGGAATAGGCAAGCCGCTTGCAGAAATGTTCTCTAATACTGAAATACCTTCATTCGCTATATAGAAGAATATAACTGCTGTTCTCAAAGCAGCTGTTTCCGCAAAAATCATTGTGTCAATCACGTTAGCCAAACCAACCATTAAAATAATAAATACTTTTTTAGCTAATCCTGTAAAAGAAATTTTACTACTTAGCTTTTTGTGAATGCAAGCGTTAATGATTCCGGTAATGATATCGATCGCCATAAAGCATAGTAATCCAATTAGCAAGCCGTTTATAGGGCCGATGAAAAAGCCTACCGCCGCGCCAATACCCGCCGCTATTCCCTCCATGATCGTTTCCACCTTCATCTTTCTGCCTCCTATAATAAGGATTATTACCTATTTATATTATATATCTTTAGAGGCTTTTTGTCAATGATCATTAGGGCTTCATTTTGAAAGAAGTTGGCTCCAGCACTACGCCGCCATAACAGCGGACAGGCTTCAGCTTGACATTCTCTATCTCGTACCCAAGGTCGAATTCTTCGTATGAGATCAACGATTTTATGTTATCTGTCATACCTGCGCATTTTTTAACGTATGTATAATAAGCGTCCTCCCCTTCTGTAAATTTTAGTTCTGCTTGTTCCTGTGGTGTAAGGCCCGACATTTTCTTTACATATTCCTCGTAACTTTGTGTGCCTTTTTTGTATGCAATTTCTTCTATATAGCATTTCTGCCTGATATATTTTGCCCTGTCAAATGAATATTCATGTTTCCATGCGCCTAGTTTTTTACTGTCAACTTCTATATATTTAGAAATTTCTTCAACACTTATACCGATTACGTGAATGCTGTCCGTATCCATATAGCAAAAGTGTGAATCTGGCTTAGACCCTCCTACGGCTTGCGCAGAACGTATTACGCTATCTCTTCCGTAAGAAGTTATAAATGACGCTACGGCTGTATATACAGGGTCTTTCGTTTCATCTTCTGAAAGTTTATAGCATACAATTCCTTCGTCATTAAGGTATGGAATTTTTGACCGTATATGCGTTCTTGATGCTGTTTTTCCGTAGAATGCGTTTAGCATCAATTTGGCTATTTGCCTTTTCGCGCCTGTTGAATTCTTTTTCATTTCATACCAATGGTTTACATAGTCGTCGAAAATACCGACTGCGCTTTTAAATTTGTAACCGTATAGCCATCTAATATTATATACTTCATAGTGATCGAAAAATAATTGCAAATCAACGCTTGTAAGATATAACACAGTTTGTTCTATACTTTCTGATATGTATTCATTTTGCTTGTATAGCTCATGCCGCTTTATTTGTATGGTTGGTAAAAATCCTTCTTTAACTTTAAATTCACAAGCCAAAGCCTGTATAAATAACGGATACTGTTCATCTTTATGGTACTTTCCTTGAAAAAATAATGGCATACCCCACGGCATAGGCATAGTCATAGCCCAAGGATACATAGAATTTTTATCAAATGAATGTCCATTATATACTTCTACCCCAGCCCTTAAAGGATGAACCATTACCGCCCCGCCTTTATAGCTTTTGCGAATTTCGTCATCCATTGCAATGTCCAATACAGGAAAATAATGATTCCATCCTTTTTCTGTTAGAATATGCTTACAGTATTTTAGACCGTCACTGCTCATTGTCATTGCTGATAGACCTTGTTCAAACTGCATTTTTAATGCCTTGGCTACAATTATAACGTCATTTGTTACATATTCTAATTCCTCTTTTGTCGGCTTATATCCACGTGGCCTTAAAATGCTGTGATCTATTTCCCCTTTTGTTTCTTCTAATTGGAATGCCTTGGCTATGTCTTTTACTTTAAATGGCAATTTTTTATATGAGTCTAAAAACGTTATTTTTGATACGTGCTTGTTCTTTTTGCTGAATATGCATTCAATCATATAAAATATACCCATATCACTAATTAATGTTCTGAACTCGTGTTCATTTGGCTTTTCAGCGTATTGAAATTTTAATACATTTAGAATATACGATAGCAGAAATTCACCGTCAAATTTTAAGTTGTGAAAATATATTGTATATTGCCCGTTTTTAAATGTGTTGAAAAATTCTTCTATTGTCTCCCCATACCAAATCCTTTTTAAATTATCGATATCCACCGCGCACCACAGCCAAACCCTACAATCATCCCGCTTTGGCGTGGTTTCAAAGTCAGCCATTATTTGAACCATAATAGCGCCGCCTTTTGTTTTTATTGCGCTATCTTCCAGACATTACTATTGAATATGCGTTTGCTACATTATTAAATATGTCTATTACACTTTCAAAAAATTCCATACTATCCGGCGTGTTGTTAAAAACGCTGGAAAGGTCTGATTCTGCCCGATAATACATTTCTAAGAATTTGTCTTTAGGCATACTTCGTATCATTTCTTGTAATTTACCGCTCCCCACGTTTGAACGTTCAGATAACTTTTGTAACGATTCAATGAAGTTATTATACATAACTTCCTGTCTCCATTGCCAATATTCAGACTTGGATTGTCGCTCAAGCCTAGATTTTATTCTGTTAAATTCATCTATTGATTTTATCTCTTTTGGCTCAAATGTTTGTTTGTGTAGTAAATCATAGAATGTTGAACCGGGAGTTTCTTTTTTCATCATTGCACGTAGCAAAACAGTATTATCAGGCTGTAATTGCCCTCCTGCGATTATATCTTTGTCTGCTACGTTTTTATAAAACTTCATACGCTCATTTTCGTATTTCTTCAGTAGATCGTTGATGCCTTGAATTTCTTCAGACGGCACAAAGAAAGATGAATCGCCTGTACCTATCTTTTGAAATTTGTGCGATTCACGTGAAGTGTAGTCTTGTAATTGTCTGATAAACTGTTGGTATTCTTGATCTGTTGCAAAGCTTCGTCCATGTACTGGCCTTTGTATGTCATAGCCATAGCGTTTTTTTATTCTGGATTGCTTTGAACTGGCACGTTTTCTAAGTTTAGTCAATTCCGCTTGCTGCTGTTTATTTAATTTAAAGTTTTCTGTAGCGTTTTGAGTTCTTGATTTTCTAATTTTTGAACTATTAACAGATGTTCCCGGCATGCTTCGTCTGCCTTTAGCAGTTGAAATAGGCTCACTGGGCTGTTTGATCTTTCGTTTAGCTGGTTTCTTTCTTTTTGGCTTTTTTATTAAATCATCTGGATTAGCCATTAACTCACCTCCAATTTCATTCTAAAATCATTTATACTTTCGTATGATTTACCAGTTGTTTTATTTATGATATAGAACCCTCTTTTTTCGATGTTTTCATACAATATAATAGCGGCAGATATATGCACATCACAATAACCCCGAGTTTTAATGAGAATATAATAGCCAAGTTTTTGTTCAAACTCAGGCAATTTTCTTATAAATGAATCCATATATAATCTTGATGAAAACATAAATTCATAATTTTCTATGGATGCTTTATAAGGCGATTCTTTGATATTTAACGCTATTCCGCCACGTGTTAGATAGGATCCCATTTGCAACACCTCCTGAGAAAAGTTCCCGGTATGTCAGGCTTCATACCGGGAATTTGAGTTTTTATTCGCTTACTTCAAGGCTTGTGAACTCGTAACGATTTTTTCCTTTTACTCTGCGTGGGATAATGACAATGGGTTCTTCTTCGGAAGGAAGCCACAAATCCATGACAATATTTCTCAGAGAATTATAAACTCCGATAGATACACAAGTATAAGTGGTGCCCTTATCGTCAATCAAGATAATTCTAGGAGCAGGCGTGATCTCTCCGGTTCTCTCGTTTTTGGTTTCTACCCAATGCGCTACAAAACCGGTAACAGTAATTTTTTCGTTGATGTGGTCTTGCAATCTTTCATCAGGATTGGCTTTGATCTTATGAAGCCGGAGCTTGGATGCTTTAGAACCGTCCGTGTCAAAGGTGCACATAACCATATTGTCGCTATTATGGACAAAAGCGTCTTGCATGGGAATAATGCTTACGGTTCCTACTTCCAACTCGTCCATGGGCAGGACTTCTCCGATCTCCTTGTCGATGATTTCTTCGGCCATGATACTATCTCCTTTTATGAATTTTATTTAATCAAGCGCCTGTTTCTTGATCTATCTACAGTATAGCATAGCTACGCTAAAATGTCAAGTAAAAATTAAAAATTTTTACATGCATTATTTACATTTATCTAGCTTGATTTTTTGCATATATTATAGTATAATAATGGTGTCAGGCAGTGCATATCATGTCCAATAGTATGGTGGGAACTGCACCCATTGAGTTGGGCCTACCATTGGAGACACTTGCAGGGTGTGTACAAATTGGCTATTGCATATGTCTGATTTCTACATCCTTTTCTCAGCCCTCTGTCGTGCGTTAAAATGTCATGGCAGAGGGCACCCATTTTATAGGTGATATTATGCATACTGATAATTTACATTATAATATTGAACCGCTGCTTACACGCAATGCTTTGATTAATTTTGTACTTAGCAACCGTGGCCCGGGTAAAACTTTTGCATTTAAAGATTATGCTATCAGCGACTTTTTAAAAACAGGTAAACAATTTATGTATGTGCGAAGATACCAGACTGAGTTAATGAATATTTCTACTTTTTTTAATGATATAGCAAGTTTTTATCCCGAACACTCATTTTTAGTAAGCGGCGGCAAAAAAGGCGGTAAATTCTTAATTGACAAAGAAGTCGCTGGTTACTATGCACCATTAGCTTCTCAGGTTGCTCTAAAGTCTGTCCCTTTTCCGGAAGTCAATAAAATGTGCGTGGATGAATTTATTATTGATAAATCAAATTATCATTACTTACCGAACGAAGTTCATAGCTTTTTTGACTTAGTAGAAACAATTAACCGTTTTAGAGATACCGAAAAATTGCACGATCTTCTTAGAGTATTTCTCTTTGCGAATACTATTTCAATGGTTAATCCGTATTTTGACTATTTCAAACTTGCCGTTAATCCTGATAAACGTTTCAACGTATATAAAGAATACAACAATGATATTATTGTTGAAATGTATAAGGGCGAATCATTTACAGAAGCCAAATCTCTATCTAGAATGGGCAGTATAATGAATAAAACTCCCTACGGTCAATATGCTATTATGGGTCAATTTTATCAGGATAATGACGAGTTTATTCAAAAAAGGCCACCTGATTCAAAATGCATAATTGCAATCAAATACATGGATACAACCGTTTACTTCTACATGAAAGGTATGTATATTTATGCTTCTTATGTACCGTACAAGAATGCACCATGGAAATTCTCGTTGACAGCCGAAGATCATGAACCAAAATATTACCTTATCAAAAGCGCTAATGCGTGCGGACAAACAAACGTTATCATAGAATTTTTTAAAATGGGACGAATGTATTTTGATAATCAGTCCGTTAAACAACAAGTTTTTAAAATATTTCAATGTCTAGGATTAAGGAGGAATTAATATGCACCTTGTAAAGTATTACTTGAGTGAAAACGACTGCTATAAACAGGGCAAGCCGTTGAAACCAGTTGGGATCTGTATGCATACTACAGCAGCCGATAACCCGTACCTCCATCGGTATATTGGGCCTGACGATGGACAACTGGGGCCAAACGCCTATAACAATCACTGGAACCGCCCAGGTGTGGAAAAATGCGCACACGCTATGATCGGTTGGCTGGATAATCAACAGATTGCAACATATCAGTGTTTGCCTTGGGACATGCGTGGTTGGCATTCTGGTTCCGGCAAAAATGGAAATGGCAATGACTACTATATCGGAATAGAAATGTGCGAACATGGAAATAATGAAAGTTATTTTGATGAATTGTTTTCAGAAGCAGTAGAATTGGTTGTATATCTATGTAAAATGTTCGGGTTTACTGGTGATAATATCGTGGATCATGCACAGCTACATAGAATGGGACTGGCTTCTAATCATAGCGATATCAACCCTTATTTTAACAAATTTGATGAATCTATTGAAAGTTTTCGTCAAACTGTCGATTATTACTTGAATATGGAGGATAAAGATATGTTTGCAGTAGTTATTAAAGGCTTTGACAGCAAAGAACGGGCTGAGGAATTGAAAGCTTTGCTTTTGAAAGCAGATGTCGTTGAATATGATGATGAAAAACCCACCCCAAAACCAGAACCCGAACCCCAACCGATTGAATTAAAAGTTGGGGACGCTGTGAAAATGGCTCCTGGATGCAATACATTTATTGATGGACAAACTATGGCCGGATGGGTTACTACTTCTAAGCTGTACATTCGTCAAATGGAACAAAATGGCAATGTTTCTCTTGTATCTACGGAGCCGGTTAAACACGTATATACCGGAAGAGTATATACAAAAGATCTGGTAAAGTGGTAAAAATAGCGCCCCGTTAATCAGGGCGCTGCCTTTTTTCTTAAAGTTGCCATGCATTCAGCAACTATCTTTTCAAAATCTTTTTCATCAAGAAAAAACTGACTTACAAAGTTGCCTTTATCGTCCGTTACAGTGATGATCTGCCCTTTAAAATTCACTTCAATATCGGCATTGTATAAAATTGACATTCGCTTCATCCGTAAAACAAAATCAGTCATTGGCTGCCTCTATTTTACTAAAAACTGTACTCCAATATGATAACTTTTCCCTATGGTTCATCTCGTCTGAAATTATTTCGTCAATATCTTCCCTGAAAGATTCATATTCATTAGGAGACAAAAGATTTCTTGCTGTTACCAGTAGCTTATAATATCCTTCTATCGCGGTGCATTCAGCGGCGTTATTTAGTTCCACTTCTGCTCCTACTGTGTAAGATTTCATTTATTTCTTTCCTCCTTTGTGCGAAACTATACACACAGAAATTATAGCGAATATAATACAAAATGCTAAAATGTATATTTGCCATACATTTTCTAAAATAATCCTATACAATGTCTGTATCATGATTATCACCTTGCACCATACGTGTTAATATAATTTCGTTGTTAGCTTTTACTGCATAGTAATACCCGATTTTTTGGTACATATGCATTTTAGCTTTGTAATATTTATATAGTGCATATCCAAATATAGTGACTGATAATGCCACCATGAATGAAACAAATATATATTTCATTTATTTTCCTCCGTATAAGACATGGCTATTTCTCCGTTGACGAATAAAAATGTATATATTTTTCCTGAATTTTTTACGGTCTTAATCCTGTAATAATTGCCTTTATAATCTGACAGTTCAGAACGCAATACTTTCCCTGTTTTGCAAATTTCAGAATATTGCTGAAAACTAATATTTTTCATGATGTTTAAATGGCCTCCTATGAAGATAGGAGGCCATATCCTCCTTATATTATACCTCCGCGAGAGTTGCTCTACTCTCAAAAATATCCTTTTTGTAAGCGTGAAATGTCCCGTTAGGCTCTTCAAGGCATACGTATGTGTCGGACAAGGCTACTAGCTCTAACGGAATATTCACAGTAGTTTCAACTCCATCAAAATTCTTTACTTCTGTGAAACTTTTCATATAGTAAAAACTTCCAATTTTAAGTTCGGGCCTCTCCTTGCGCTGACGCACAAAAGCATAATCGTCGGCGTTGAGATTCGAGATGCTAATATTATACTTATCTAAAAGTGACTTGACCGCATCAATATTAACTGCATCTTGATTGTAAATTTCGTTCGGGATAGGCTTGTGGATTGCATTCCTGAGCGTGTTTGGCTTAATACCGTGCACTTTGGCAAATGCGACAATGTTGATAGTGGCAAATTCCTCGTAAGTCATGTCTTTTCCTTTCTTTGTGCATGATTATGGTTCATGCCGCCAAATTGATAAATTTAGAAAATAAGAATATTTTGCGAATTATAAATGTGGTTATTATGCAATACAAACAAATTATCCATATTTTTATATTCTTTTAATAAACCTTCAAAATCTAACATACGCCTTGCATTAATAGGGGTTACAGAATAAAGTTGTGATACTATGTGACAAGTCTTTGCGTCTATTAGATAACAAATATTATTTCTTCCTGCATCGATTTGCACTGTTTTCATGATTAATTCACCTTGATTATAAAAATTAGACGTTCTCTTCCGTTTGTTTTGTGCTGTCGTGATAGTTCTGACAGTAATAGAGGTGTTATATTAGTCGCTGACCGATATACGTCTATCCACCCTAATTTACGGCTCCATCTCCGTATCCAATAATTATTCATAACATACACTCAGTTCATCGTAATAGTAATTTTCTGGAGTTTTCTCCATATCATCAAATACAAATTGGATATTGCAAAATGCTACCATTTCTTCTAACGTGAGTTTTCCGATAACTACTGCGATGCATTCTTTGCCATTCATTAATTTTGTCATTTCTTCTATCTCCTTTTCTTTATCTTGATTATATTATAGCATTATTTTTATTCTTTGTCTACAGGTATAATCAACAATGATTACATTGTTTTATTGTGCAATATAACTGTTGCAATGCTTGCGTAATATCTCGATAATATAATATATATCTAATTGGCTGTATCCGGCATCTTGTAACACTTGCATAATGCTTGATTGGCGTACATAATGCTTTGTTGATATATTGGTTATAGATAGTATATCGCCTAACTGTGCATATTCCTTCATGACTGCCTGCTTGGATTTTGCGACAATATAACTTGTGCATATATTACCGTCATGGCTCCATATCACCTTGTATAATCTTTCCATTTTAATTACCTCCTGTGATAATTTGTCTACTTGCATAATCTACAATGATTACATTTAATTGTTGTGCAATTTGCGAGAATTGGCATGAATAAGATTGGCCGTAAACCAAATATTACGGGCTGATCTGGATAACTGCTGCCATTGCTTGCATGTGATACGATTTCGAGATTGATGTAATACGTTGCATAACTCTACTAATGCGTTGTTAATCATTTATTCTATCTCCTTTTCTTTATGTTGATTATATTATAGCATTATTTTTATTCTTTGTCTACAGGTATAATCAACAATG